GCCTCGTCAGATGTGCTCAGAATGAGAAATCGTAGTAGTGATCGCGGAACCCAAGGATCAGGCCGCCGTAATCTTTTGAATTCCAGCGTCCGGTCTCCTCGTTGCGTACGACTCGTACCCAGCGATCTGTTTTGTCCCGGCGGTAGTGTTCGACTGGCGCGTTCGGGTTCGGCGTGAACTCGTACGACTGCGCGTCGCTCATGCCGTTGCCGTCGGTGCGCCGGACGTCGTCGTGCTGGACCGACACGATCTTGCCGTCCCAAGACACTACGGTGCCGGCGTGCCGGTCGGTGTATCCGGTGATTGTTGCGCCCATTCCAACGGCTGGCTCGGGTGCGTTGACTGTCATTGCCTCGTACATTGCGTTTATCATGGTAATGCTCCTTTGGTTGTGTATCACTTTATTGGTTTTTTGCCCCCACTTTTCACGATGTGAAACGGGGCGATCCGCCCGTGTTGCGTATCACCCTATTGGTTTTTTGCCCCCACTTTTCACCATGCGAAATGCGGGCGACGCCCCGGGCCCTGGTGGCATTATCACGCCCTCCCCTCGATGGCTCTGTCGCGCGCGCATCGCGCCTCAGTGGCCCTCGTGCTGAGGTGGCTACCTACCCCTTGGCCCCCCTGTGGATAACTGCCTACGAGCCGATCTGATCATTTCGCATTGTGGGAGCGCGCGCACGCTGGCACGATTCTTGCTAGGGCAATATTCGTGCCATGTGGCTAGCGGGCACGATTCTTGCTAGGGGGCTTTGGCCCGCATGCCTACATGCATATATGCGGATACACGCATATAGGCCCCAGTTGCCGCAGTGCAACATGTTAGCAAGCGCTAACTAGGGGTGGTGCACCGCACCATGTTAGCAAGCGCTCACTCTGCGGTATTGGCATGTTAGTGTGCGCTCACTGGGGCGTTGTGCACGGCAACATGCCTATATGCGCATACAGGCATGTTGGCAGGGTCCCTTTTTAGCATGTCGGTCACCCCTTCGCGGGTACCAGGGGGGTGGGGGCGGGGGCCCCACTCAACCCAGCGATCGCTCTACTTTACCGGCAAATTTTACCGCCCGCAAAAATTTTTTGCAAAAAAGTGGCTACTAGGTATAGAGACAGATCCGAAACGTGCACTACTTTGGTGCGCTCCCTGCACAGGTTGCACAGGTCGCACAGGTCTAAACCCACTTACCTATTCTCTTTTTTTCTTCATGAGTGAAAAAGAAAAGGAGTAGGTGCACTTAGACCTGTGCGACCTGTGCAACCTGTGCAGCAAACTGGCAAATTTTGCCGGCGACCCTGGAATGAGGTGGCAAAGTGCGACCAACCTGGTAAACCGGCAAATTTTGCCGTTTGCATGAAATTTCAATAAAGTTTGTATTAGTTGTATAGAGATGAGACGAGTCAACCCGATCACAGGCGAAAGGTTTCACCGTGGCGACACGCGGGAGGACGGGTTCGTCTTTTTTGCGTACACGAAGTCGCTCAGGGCGGACGGGACGTTCAAGGAGATCTGGCTGTCCCCGAGCAGCTCGGCGCACGCGACCAAGATGGACCGTGACAGGAAGAGGAGGAAGCGTGGCCGTGACATCTGACACCCCGGTGCCGACCACCGAGGGCTGGGTGAGGGCGCACGCTCTCACCACGAAGCACGTGGTCTTCGACGTCGAGGGCAACCCGCAGCCCGTGAAGGGCGTGCAGCTCTACATACCCACCGAGTGCTACGAGGCTAGCTTCCACGACGGGGTTAGCGTGAGGGGCGACCGGCACATGAGCTTCGAGCTACAGGACAAGACCTGGAGGGACAGGCGCGGGAGCTGGGCGAAGAACCGCGGCAAGAAGGGGGCGAGGAAGTGCATGAAGAGACCGCTCAAGAAGAAGAGCGCGCACGAGCTGGCCCGTGAGGCCCTGGCCCGTGATGATGGTAGACGTGAGTACTCACTACCAATAACCTCCCCGGTTAAGTACTCGTGGGTGGACCTACCCGCGCCACCCTACGTTGTCGGCGTTTTCTTGGCGACGCTCAGCCCAACCGGGCGTCACTGGCTGCGTGAGAAGCACGACATCAAGCGGATGAGGGCCCGGTCGAGGGAGCACGGCTACGCGATCGTCACCCGCCGCCACAAGAACGGTGACACGCTGATGGAGTTTCGGCCCCCGCTAGCCACCAGCTTCTCGATTTATGGCGAGGGAGCCCCGGACTCTGTGCCCTTTAGCTACATGAGCGCGTCCCCGGAGCAGAGGGAGCAGCTGCTCGAGGGTTTTTTGGACGGCTACGGCTCAAAGAAAGAGCTTGTCCAGGTAACCGAGCACTCCTGGGGCCGCATAAGGAGGCTTCAGGGGTTGGTTGAGTCGCTCGGGTACCGTTCAAAGCTCTCAAAGCACGAGACCAGGGGCTACTTCACCCTGGAATTTTACAAAAATAAGGAAAAGACGAGCAATTTGTATCGTTTTTTGTCAAAGGTTAACAAAATAACGCCAAAACAGTGCGCGCACGTGCTAACGGAGCGCCCTTTCTTGGTCGAGGAGGGGTTTTTAGCGGTATGCTGACCAAAGAACAGGAGAAGATCCTTGCAAACTTCGCAAAGACCAACAAACACTGGCCCAAGCACCAGCTAGACGCCGCTCTATGGCAGGTTCGGTGGGAGATCGAGGCCCTGCCGCACCAAAGGGAGCCCGAGGACAGCGACTATGACACGTTTCTCATGCTCGCCGGCCGGGGGTCTGGAAAAACTCACACCGCGAGCCACTGGATCGGGATTCGGGCGTGGAAGTACCCGAACACTCGCTGGCTGGTGACCGCGCCGACGTCGAACGACATCCGGGCGACGTGCTTCGAGGGTGACTCCGGGCTGTTGCACATCATACCCGCCTCGCTTATCAAGGACTACAACAAGCAGATGCTGGAGATTACGCTGATCAACGGCTCGATCATACAGGGCATACCCGGGTCGGAGCCTGAGCGGTACCGGGGCAAGCAGTTCCACGGTGGTTGGTTCGACGAGCTGTGCGCGTTCGAGTACATCGACGACGCCTACGACCAGGTGCAGTTCACGATGCGTCTGAAGGACCCCGCCATACCACGGGTTCAGCAGATTGTCACGACCACCCCCAAGCCCAAGGAGCTGATCGTTGACTTGAACGAGGGCAAGATCGGTGGCGAGGTCTACGTGGTCAACGCCTCATCCTACGATAACAAGGTGAACCTGTCCTCCACGTTCTTCAAGCAGCTGGAGACCTACGAGGGGACAGACCTTGGAAAGCAGGAGATCTACGGGGAGATACTTAACCCCGAGGACGCCGGCATCGTCAAGCGGAAGTGGTTCAGGATGTGGCCCGCAAAACAGGAGACCCCCACCCTCGAGTACGTCATCGCGAGCTACGACCCTGCTACGTCCGAGAAGACGCACAACGACCCGACCGCGTGCGAGGTCTGGGGCGTGTTCGAGAGACCGGACGCGGGCACGTGCTTGATGTTGCTGGACGCGTGGGACACGCACCTCTCATACCCTGAGCTCCGAAAGAAGGTTATCAGCGACTTTAAGGAGGTCGTGTACGGCTCAGACCAAACATTCGCGAAGGGGAGGAAGGCGGACCTGATCCTGATGGAGGACAAGTCCGCGGGCATATCCCTGGTGCAAGAGCTACAGGGCGCGGGGATACCGGTTCGCGCGTACAACCCGGGCAGGGCGGACAAGGTGCAGCGCCTGAACATTGTCGCGCCCCTGATCGCGAAGGGTAAGGTCTACATACCCGAGGACACGGAGAAGCCCGGCGAGTACGCCGCGTGGGCCAGCAGGTTCCTGCGCCAGGTGTGCTCGTTCCCAGAGTCTGGAGGGCACGACGACTACGTGGACAGCCTATCCCAGGCGCTCCGGGTGCTGCGAGACTCGGGGTGGGTGCAGCTCGACCCCCTGCCACCCAGGGACTACGGCTACGCGGACGATAAGAGGTCCCGCGTGAACCCGTACGCTCAGTAGGCACAAATTTATGATTTTTGTGCATGAGTGGTACTAGGGAGACCATAACCAATAATGAACCCAATCAAAACACCACGTCAGATGTTATTCGAGATGTCGGGGATACTACCCGGGTACGCCAACGCCGGCAAGGTACAGAAGATTGGCGCGGACATCTACAAAAGCATCTCGAAGGCCATATCGGACTACACGAGGAAGACGGGGTCTCCACCCAAGCCCGAGGATGTTAAGGCGCTGCACGACTACGCCCGCTCCTTGAGCAAGGGCCCCTTCGTGCCAAAGCACGACCCAGAGACACAGGCTAGGGCCACGCACGCCTTGGCGACAGACCCGAACATGAGAGCGTCGTCGCCCGTTGTTAACGAGTTTGGTATCACCAAGAACTTCAACCCAGAGGTAGCACCCGACGAGTTCTTGTCTCGTGCGATGCTAGGCCGAGGCGTTCGTGGGACTATGCTACGTCCCAACACCATGGAGATCAGCGACCCGAACGTCGTCGAGAGCATCGAGAACGCGCAGATGGCCGGCCGCTTGGATGATCTGTACCCAGAGCAGTCCGTGACCCCCGCGTCCGACGCGATCGCGAGAACCGCGACGGGTTTGGAGAACGCGGCGTTGGCGAGCGGCAAGGTCCCGATGATCGACCAGA